AACAGCGCATAGGCCACCTCGAAATGCCCCTTCGCCAATTCTACTCCGCCTCCGTCCAACGCAAAAATACCGATTTTCATATGACGCATGGCCTCTTCCGCCGCTATGCCTATCGCCTTATCCATGTCCATCTCTGGCTGCCTCCCAACTATATCTCTTTGTCGGGTTTCCTCCCGCGTCGTAGTATCTCCGTGATTTGGTGTCGAACATCAACGGGATTACCTCGCGGCTGCCGGTCTCTCTGGCCTTGATAATCCTGATCCTGGAGTCAACTTCGTCAGATTCTTTTGCCCGCTCAACAGAAAAAACATTGTCAGCGAGGTTGGTAATCTCCGCCGCCCCCGCAACGTCGTCTGCTGTCAGTCCCCGCTCCTCTCCAGCCTTCCTGGGATGGGCCACCAGATGCACATGTACATCGTGGCGTTTTGCGAAGGCGCTGAGTCTCTGCGTAAAAGCTTTCTGGGCCCCATAATGACCAAGCTCCACTTCTCCCTTCAGACTTGCGGTCATGATGTTGTCCACCAAGTACACCGAACACCCGTATCGGCGGTAGGCATACTCAAACAGGCGCAGTATGTTGTCCTCGTCATGGGCATTTGACTGTCGCAAATCGGTCAGGAGAAAGCTCCCTTCCAGCCATTGGTCAATCGCCCGAACAGCTTCTTTTGACGGCGCGTACTCCATCCGCCCCGTTCTGGGGTCTGGCTGCTCTACAAGATTCCTCGGCCCTGCGATCTGCGGCAGCACAAACCGTTTGAACTGCCTCGCCGGGAGCTCCCCGGAATAGGCACATACAGTTCGGTTCTGGTTGATTGATTCCACGAGCATCTGCCCGAGAAGCGTCGATTTCCCTTCGCCGCGCCTGCCTGTCCATACTGACAATTCGCCTCCCCGGAATCCGCCGGTGCAGTAGTCCAGCGGCACCAGCCCGGACATCATGCGGTTTTGCGAAATGGGCGCGTCCATCTCCACTTGCGACAGGTCAATCAGCCCCGGCCTCGGCACATCCAAAGCGCCAAACAAAAGGCTTTCTACCGCCTTTGGGCCAGCATTGTCCAGCAGTTCGACCACTGATTCATTCCCGCGAAACGCCGCCTTATCCGCCACAAGGATAGTGACCGGCACCCACTTCTGGAGCTGGCCTACAATCTCTTCCCGGTCTGCATCGTTTGGTGTTGCGACGAACACATAGCAGAACTGGGTGATAAACTCCGTGCAGGCAGCTAAGTCCTCCCAAGCCGCGTATCTGTTCTTGCACACGGCGTTAATACCAACCGCCGCCGCGTCCTCCGGCGTAGCGCACCACCAAAGTCCTGTCGGCAGGGATGGGTCAATCATTTCTGCCCGGAATGTCAGCAGCAGTGAAATATCGCTCTGGCTGGTCATGGTTCCCCCCCTTCCTGCGCTTCTCCCACGTCCGCACAGCAGCTTTCCAGTCTTTCATTTTGGCCTTCCCCAGCATCCACCCTCTGGCCGCGTAGTAGTCCACAAACTCCTGCGGGTCTATGCCGTTTTTGCGTGCAAGGCAGTATTCTCTCACCTCGTCCACCGTGGGAGGAACAAACACTTTTCTTTTTGACTCCGTAGGAGTCTTTTCTTTTGTCTTAGTCTTAGTCTTATATATGGGTAAAGTTTCTTGTAAAGGATTCTGTAAAGGAAACTGTAAAGGTTTATGTAACGTTTCCTGTAAAGAATCAATACCAGAATTTGATTGTTCCGATAGGGAATAGCGGCTCGGGGCCCCTTTTTTCCCTTGCTGGTATCGGATAAATCCAGCCTTTACAAGCTCGTCCCTCGCTCTGTAAGCGGATGGCTTTGACAATCCATTTGTCATTACCTGCAACCGAATGGTGTCTACTGGAACCCACTCAGGCCACCCAGCCCGGTTAAATACGTTCAGCAGCCTGAAGTACAAGACCTGCGCCGGAAGCGTCAAGTGGTTGTTTTCGATCCAACGGTTGAACTCATTAAGGTAATCAATGTAAGTCAACCCATCACCGCCCTAGAACGGGAGCTCTCCGTCGTCGTCCACCTCCGAGAACTCCTGCCCATTCTGTTCTGGAAATTCAGACTCTGGTGCGTTCCCCTCCGACTTCCGGCTGTCGCCAAAGTACACACTATCAGCCACAACCTCCAGGCTCGACCGCTTGTTCCCGTCCTTGTCTGTCCAGATGTTGGTTTGCAATCTGCCGTCTACCACAGCCATGCGGCCCTTGGAGAAATATTTGCTTACAAACTCCGCCGTGGAGCGCCATGCGGTCACATTAACCCAATCGGTGGTTTTTTCGCCAGTGGCCTTGTCTTTAAAATCCCGGTCAACCGCGATGGAGAAACTGACCACCGAGACACCGGACTGCGTGTGACGCAGTTCGATGTCCTTTCCAATGCGGCCCTGGATCACAACCCTATTTAGCATTTTGGCCCTTCTTTCTTGTATATCAATTTTGATTCATCCCATCCTGGGTATAAAGTGCGGAGGTAGTCCTGCATCTGCTTATGAAGCGGACCATCCGCCCCCTCGTTGTCAAATGCCGCATGGCACCGCTGGCAGCCTGTCCAAATGTTCTCTGGAATCCCAAGACCGCCCTGACTCCGCCGTATGTAATGACAGTGTGGCCCCGCATTGATGGAGCCGCAGAGTACGCACCGCCCAAAATCCCTCTCCCATACGGCCTTTTTGGTTGCCGCGGATATGGCGGTGGCCTTAGTCTCTCGATGCACGCCCCCACTCCCTTTCCAACTGCGCGTCCAGGATGCGAATTTGCAGTTTGTAGCCCTGTATGGCCTCCCGTGCGGATTCGTACACTGTCTGCGCAATATCTCTTTCCAAGCGTAGTCGGGCGATCTCCGCGTCACCACGGCAAATATCAGAGATAATAGTTACAGGCGTGCCCTCCGCCCTGGCCTCCAGAACAGCTTTTCGGAGGGCTACCCTGTAATCGCGTTCCGCCTGCGCATATGCTCTGCCGCGGGCTCCGAGCTGCCCGATTGCCTTATCCAGGAGTGCGGACTTTGCGCCGATCTCGTTTATCAGCTCATAGCCCATACAAACGCCCGCTTTCCTGTCCGGTTGTTCAGGATAGATAAACCGGAAATCCTACGGTTGTCACCATAAGCAATTTTCTCAACCGAGAAGGTGTCGAAGGTACGAAACTTCCCATTGGATTCCAGGATGTTCATTTTCTCAGAGGGTACCCAAATAAACGGGGCGGTATAAAGCTCTCTGCCAATGCCCCATCGGAACCCAGCACGTTTGAATGCGTCGCTTGCCTCCCCCTTTTTCTCGTTGCCCTCGCCGTCCTCCCTGGACTCTATTCCACAATCCCACTTCCACGTCCAGGCGTCTCCCTCACGGATGGCAATCCCACAATACAGGTTCCCTTTGATTTCCCGGTAATCGTTCGTCCAGTTTTCAGAGCCAACCGTCTCATCCAGGATATCCATATCCGTCCTGGCCGTCTTATAAAGCAGGAGAACCGCCCCATTCTTTTTGACCTGCTTGACCTTCACTTCAATGTCGGAAGCCTCCAGCAGACGGAACTTGTCCATCACTTCACCCCCACACTGCGGCCTTGCTCAATCGAGGCATATGGAACGGGCACGCCCTCCTTAATGAGCTTGCCAATGCCAGTCTTGCTGACCTCTGGTTCCTTGTACTTGACGCACTCCGCATCATAGCCGTTCTGCTCCAGCCAGCGGATCAGGGCCTCCGGATTGGACACCTGAATGGACGAGGTTTTGCGGAAAGTGACGGAGCACCTGGCCGTCTGGAACTTCTCGCCGTCTAATGCAAGGGACAGATAGGATTTCAGCCGTTCCGCCTTGTTCTCCAGGGCCTTTCTGCGCTCATTGAGCGTGTCTGCCTCCTCCTTGATTGCCTTGGCGTCGGCCATCAAATCCTTGTACCAAAGGGCCATATTCTCAATCTTAGCGTCCCGATCCATCTGGAGCGCAGCAAACGCCTCATAGTCCATTAGTTCCCCTGTCTCCGGGTCTACCAGACCTTGAATCGCCTGGTCAATTTCATACAGTGTCATTTTGTTCCTCCTTACATTTCTGGCACATTTCTTCGTTTTGGTAAAGTTCTGCTCCGCAATTTGGGCAATTCCCTGCGGTTGGATCCTGTTGCATATCCCGGTATGGTGAAAACGGAAGCCACCACTCCATATCAGGCAATCGCCGGAAGCACCGCCCGCGGGCAGCCATCCTCGCCCATATAAAGAAATCCGGGTCGGCCATCTGACAGACGGATATGTACTGTCCCGTCCAGGGCGTTAATCTCGTCGATTGGATAGCCGATATTCTCCATTGCCCAGCGCAGCAGGGCGGAAATATTTGTGGTATTCAGCATTGACTTTCCCTCCTTCGTGCCCTAAAATAAGGGCAGATGTTCTTTCTCTTGCCGCCCTCCGGTCTCGCACACCGGGGAGCGGCGCTTTTTATTCGTAAATAACGGCCTCCGCCCGTGTAATAAAGTGATGAATGCCAGTGGAGCACTCGTTCCATCGGTTATCGTCGAAATCAGTCACCTCAACGGTTTCGCCTATGGCATAAACAAAGTTCGGATCATAATTGCTCTTTACCTGGCCGCCAGCAGGATTTCCGTTGATATCTGTGATACTCAATACCTTGGCCTTACTGGCGCGGCATTTTCGGCTAGTAGCGGAGGACCGGCGTGCATCTGCGGGGATTTCCAACTCCACAACAAGGCCACTTGCCTTTTTATAGCCGATATAAGAACCGGAATCTGGGCATTGCAGCGGGTAAAAAACTGTATGAATATCCCATATCATTTGATCCATAGATGCACCGCTCAGGTTGGCATTGCTCAGGTTGGCACAGCTCAGGTTGGCACCGCTCAGGTCGGCACCGCGCAGGTTGGCAAAGCTCAGGTCGGCACCGCTCAGGTCGGCACCGCGCAGGTTGACACCGCTCAGGTCGGCACCGCTCAGGTTGGCATTGCTCAGGTTGGCACAGCGCAGGTCGGCATCGCGCAGGTTGGCATTGCGCAGGTTGGCA